AGTATAAACAATAACATCATCATCGTTTAGTACAGTATCTGTTGTTCCAGTAGCAATCCTAGTAGTTAATAGTGGTATTGGTGGTGGATTTGCATAGGTATATATTTCCGTATTTTGATTTGGTAGGGTAGATCCTGGATTACCTATGAAAAGGCGTCTTTGATCTGTTGCCCATCCAAATTGACCAGATGCCAGCACCGGTAGATCACTGTAATCACCTGTCCTAGACTGTATTTTTGATATTTGTGTAATAGCCATATTTATACCGCGGTAGATATAAATATTTATCCCAAAATTATGGAGTAGTGTAGTACTGTTCTACACGCTTCCACCATAAACTCCTATATTTTTCGAATTCCGACCCCTCGAGGATAAACTCCTGATATATTGGGTTACTGGTTGGTTTAAAGGTAACACTGTCAACTTCCGGCTTAACACACATAAGGACTACACCCTTCCGTATCTTTGTTCCCCATACCTCATTATGTGCTTCGGCATATGCAGCTAATTGCAGAAAATAATCATCAATCCATTCACGCTTTTTTTGCTTATTGGTCTGTTTGAAATCAAGTATACTCTCCTGGCCGTCATGGACGCCAGCACAGTCTGTAGTTCCGGCGTATATTTCTGGAAAATATAGCGAAACCTCCACACCCCAAAATTCATTAACCGATTTTAAGCCGCACTCTACTACCTTTTCAGCCATACTGTGGCTTGCCCAACTATATGGGTTAGATCCTCTATCCTTCATAACACCAGTTTTTATGTACCCCTCAAGATAGGTGTGCATTCTAGTGCCACGATTGGCTGCTTCCGTTGTTATCTTTTTTGCCTGTTCGTGTCCAACCCTGTCACGCCAGTTACGCAGTGCTATACGTGCCTCCTCTGGCTTAGTTGCATCCAGTATTGTTGTAACACTGGGTAGATTACGGCCATCAGGGGTATTGTATAGTCTTTGTCCTCCGATGTTCTGCCTGTTTAGGGCTTTATATTCAAATTTAGGATTGTACATACTGGGTATTTTATAGTAAATCTAGTGCTGTGTCAATACAGTATAATTTACTGGCGGTTTTTTGTTGCCCTCTGGGCCATTTTTTCTAGTGTTCTGGTTGTTTGGTCTGGCTTAACCGATCCGCTAGTGTCTTTTCTCTGCCCTATGAATGTGACCTTATCACCCTCTACGGACGCTATTATATTTTTAAGTGGCTCATTATCCACTATTTCCCTAAATTGTTTTTCTGATATATTAATGCCTACCTTGTTTAATATATCGAGTAGGGCAGATAGACTCATAGGGGTGTCTGCCCCTGTTTCAATAAAACGGCTTGCAACTTGATTTACCGCAGCACCTAATTTTAGTGCCATATTAGGTGCTGCATCCTCAAGTAGGTCCCTTATACGCATTATCTGCGCTCTCTTCCAACTCCAGCCATATTAACTGGCTCCTGCTCGGGCTCTTCCACTGGTTCAGGTTCAACTTCTCCACTATCTGCGCCGGCGCCTGTATCAACTGCATCTACTTCCATATCAATGTCAGTATCTATATCTGCAGGAATCTCATCACCTGTTATGGTTTCAAGTGCACTAGATAGGGTCTGTTTTGCTGCCTGTATTGCATCCTGTAGGGTGGATAGTGCTGCACCAGCTGCCTCCCCGAAGTTAGCACCTTCGGCTGCACCAAATTCATTCTTTATACCATCCACTACAGCATTTAGTTCCTCTACATTCATCTTACTTACTTCTTCAAGCATCTTTTGTAGACTGTCAACTAGATCCTGCGCTGCTAATATTACCTGTGACTTAAGAACCTCTTCATTCTCTACCACCAGTCTATATGCTGGATTACGTATATCACCTAGATGGTCAACTAGCGCCTGTTCTACCATCATTAATTTTAGATATGTTGCATTTTCGTGGCTACTGTAAACTCCACCCTTGGATCTGGATTCCTTTATCAGACCTCTGACCTGTGTCAGCATTTTTTTTGTTTTTTCAAGTGGTAATTTATCAAAATCAAGTTCTAGTTCATAGTGCTCCTTTAGTGCACGTTTAACTACTTTTGTTTTTTTACTTTCTTGAAGTTCGTGTAAGTTCATTTTGATATCCTCTATCCTGACAATTTTTAGCCAGTTTAATGTATTTATCTATCTCAAACTGAAATCGTTTATGCTTATCTATTGCTACCAGATATTTGTCACGGTTTATTTCCCGTTGTTCGCCGCGACAGACCACCTGTAGTTTTTTATGTAGCTGTATTTCTCCCTCAATGGAGGACAGTCTACGATTAACCTCCAGGAGTGCCTTTGCATCCTGTATCCTATTATATCTATCAAGTATGCACCATGCACATGCATAACGTAATCTACAAAAGTTTATTTTTAATCCATCTGTTAGACGAATTACTACCCATGCGCCATCTGCTTTCCGTAGTTCAAATTTACCAAATAATAGATAACCGGTACTGGTATCTATTATTATTTTCTGTGATAGATTGGCATTCATGTATTCCACTAATAAATTGTACTCATCCAGTAGATTATTCATCAACTACCTCAAATGTGATATTTCTATATTCCTTACTGGAATCTAACATCTTCGATTCCATACTATGTACTTCATCAAGATCTGTTATCATAGGAACTCCAGTACAGTCCATTTTAAGATAACCTAATTCATCGCCGTCGTGTTTAAAGACAGATGGTACATCCACTGTAAAAGTAAAAGTCCAAGACTTGAATGTTTTGCCACGATAGTGTGTGCCCCAGTGACTACGCCTGGTAGTAGTAATTTCTGGTATGCTTATATTTTCTGGCTGACTACGAAGTCCGATTATTTGTAGTAGAGTTTCAAAATTACTCTGTTGTCCCCTGGCCTTGTCATGTTTTAGGAATCCTTCATCCAGGTGATTACGCCTACTACTTACGTCTGTTTTTGTAATGTCAAATAATGTGGTGCACCTAATTTTCATTATGATATTTAGGGCAATAAAAAAGCCTGAGTAAAAACTCAGGCCTTTTATCCAGTATAATACTAGATTATGCTAGTGTGCCAGCATCAGCGGTAGCAGCAGCAAGGCTGTAGCCATTTACTGTGCCTAGTGCCTGTATTGCTGCCTGTAGTGAACCGCCGTCCCAATCTGTGCCTGTAGTTGAAACATCTGTACCAACATCATATGCTGCGATACGGTATGTACCGTTAGCATTGAACTGGTACATATGTACTGTCATTAGTTCCTGTACAGTGCGTAATACTGCTTCGATTGCGCCACCAACACCAAACTGTGCGGTTGGATCTCCACCTAGATCACCTACTATGAATACTAGTTTTGGACCTTGTGGTTGTACTGGTTGTGCAACTGTACCTGTTGTGGTACCATTTACGTATACTGGGCTATCAAGTACTGCTACTTGTGCTGAATCACCATTGGTTCTTGTAAATCCTGCCATTTTAAATCTCCTTAATGTTGTGAGGTTTTACCTCTAAATGTATTTATCAAAATGGAAGAAAAATAAAGCATTATATTAAATAACAGCACGATAGGGGACAAATTTCCCTCTACTTGACTCATTAGTTCCACTAGCAAGTCTATCCCTATCATCTATTATATCCAGTGCTGCCTTTAGTTGATCACGCTCTGCCCGTGTCATATTTTCGTATGCTCGCTCAAATTGTGATAATTTTATTGTCGGTGCACTACTTGCAGCCGGTGTTGCTGGCGGTGTACTAGTTGCAGCCGGTGTTGCTGGCGGTGTACTAGTTGCAGCCGGTGTTGCTGGTGTTGCCTGTGTTTTATTAGATTTTTTTTGCTTATTTTTAGATTTAACTTGAGGCATATCGGCAACACTTTTCACAGTCTGTACCGCACTCCATAGTTCCTTTGCTGATGGAGGCATGTTGCCAGAACCCCTATATTCCCTACTAAATTTATCCAGTATTGTGGCAAGATTTTGATCAAAATTTAACTCAGGGGGAATTTTGTAGTTACGTAAGCCTCTATCCATATAGAGTTTAACAAAATCTTTTACTAACATCTTACCAGGTACTGGAGTAGTACCCTGTACCACCTGCCCGCTTGTCTCTGCATCCTTTAGTGCATTACCTAGATTGCGATAGAATGTGTCTGCCTGCGCCTTATTGGCAGCAGCACTTACCCTGTTTAACTCACCTGCTGCTGACCTGTTCTTGAACCACTCCGCTGCTTTTCCGGATAGCCAATCACTTATACCTTGTTCATCAATCTTTGAAATTTCACCTATTTTCATTTTCAGTGTCCGATTTTCTTAGTGATCGGCTGAATTTACCCTGGTCCCTGTTTTTAATTGCAACTAGTAATTTTTTTTCAAGGAGCGAAGCCTGTTCCGGAGTATAATTTCTTTCAATTACCTCCAGTAGGTGGATTGCACTTGCAATTACGTTATTAGCACGATTTTCAATGATATGCTTAGTATCACGATTTCTACTAAGTAACTCAAGTTCCTCCAGTAAACTTTTAGTTTGCCGTTTCATTTATATATTTATCCCTGGACTTGAACTATTATGTTTTGCGTAGTTGATTTAGCATATTTGATAGCATTGCACCGCGTACATCTGCACCAACTTTTGGAACGTCTCCACTATCCACTTGATTCGCTACTCCGGGAACAACAGTGCTAGATGCTTTTATTTTACTAAGTATCCCACTTGTACTATTATTTGTAGCAACAGTACCTGTAGAATCACCGTCATCAAAGATACGCAAGGTTTCTACATTAAAACTAAGATCAATCTTTTGACCTACTCCACTACTGCTCCTAGTTTTCATCAACTGTATCTGATATTGTCCACGATCACGCATAGTTCTGCTAGTAAAAATACCAAATACATTGTCAGCGGTATTAATCTTACTAATGCCACCACTGATATGGCTGTGGTCAAATTCAATTTCTTCGACTGCGCTACGGTTCAACTGACTAGCGGTTACTAGTAGTACATTTAATTCTTTAGATAGATTGCGTATTTCTTCACTAACGTACTTGTCCTTTACAAAAAGATCACTTGGACTTACTTTTGTGCTTACTGGCATGAGCAGGTCAAGGTAATCTATACATAGAAAGTCAATCCTTGTTCCTGTTTCTATCTGTAGGGTTTTAACATATGCCCTTATGTCATTGACAGTGCTCTGGGCTGGCAGATATTTAATCCAGAATTTACCTGATTTCTTACTGGACATTCTAACCTTCATTTCTACATCATCTAGGTTTCGGAATACCTCCTTCTGTCCTACATCTGTTAGCATGCTGTCAATACGCATTGCACATAATTCTTCATTCAACTCTAGTGTTAGATAGACACCGTTTAGACCTGCCTGTACCCAGTTTAAACTTAGATTTTGCATAAACAGAGATTTGCCACTACCACTGCCGCCAGCAAAAATCTGTAGTTCGCCACGATTAAATCCACCATACAGTTTATTATCCAGACATGGCCAACCAGTACTAACCTGGCCATTGTTGTTTTTGATCTTCATCAGACGGCTACGTGGATCAGCAAAATAATCAGTACCCATGTCCTTTGTAAGAGATATTTGTACTGCATCCTTAATAAGTTTTTCAACTGGATCGAAGTTACCCTTTTCCAGATATTCTGCGCTCTTAAGTATGGCGCGTTCAAGCTCCTGCCTTCTTGTAAATTTCTCAAATTCATCAAGAAACCATTCGCTATCACTATCACGCATCCCAGGAATAGGTTCAATCTGTAATCCTGTTTTTGCCTTTATCTGGGTAGGGTCTGGAATTGCATTATACTTTTCAGTGAATTCGTGTATGAACTGTGCTGCTGGCCGTAGTGACCTCTCAAAGTTATCAGCATTAAATATATTGCCAACACGGGTATACAGGCTATAATCAGTCAACATCATCCTCAGGAATACCTCCTGTATATCGCGCCCGTAATCACTACTCATTGTATTTTCTTCCTCAATAGTTCCACTTTGATCCTACTCGTTGTTGCAGCCTGTATAATACTTAGCAATGTTGGTAATTTTCCATACACTTTTACTGCATCGTTTACATCCTTAATGCCACTTGTCCATGCTGGTATGCTTACACTAAACCCCAATTCAAGTGCACGATCACATGCAGCTAAACCAGTTTTGTCCCTGTCAGGGACAAATATAATACGCCTATTGAGTGACTTTAGTACAGTTGCCTGTTCATCACCTATTGAACTACCACCCACTGCACAACCACCTATACTTAAGGCATCAAATTGACCCTCAACTAGTATACATATATTCCACCCACTACGCTGATTATCGACACCGAAAACATAACCTCGCTGGCTACTGGATAGATACTTAGGATGTTTACCATCATAATATCTGCTAGTATTACCTACAATCTGACCTCGCCAGTAGTAGGGCAATATTATACGTTCCCTTAATTCACCATCAACTACATGGAATGGATATGAAAATGGATCAATAGCTCTACCACGTAGATATTCAATGTGTTTGGCGTCCTTTAGGGGATTGAGTGGTCTGGCACCAGCCGGTAATTCACGTGTCTCAAATTCCGGCATCTTCGTGACACTTCTGCTAATTAATCTGTCCACACCACCAGCGGAAAAATTTTGGAAACTAAGTCGATCTATTTCTGGACCATCTAGTCCACACCAGGTAAGTAGTTGTTTAAGATTTCCTGAAAATAATCTACCCTCCTGCATACTACATTTAAAACCACAATTAAAGCATGAGTATGACCAATTTACACCATCGGCAAACTTTACTCCGGCACGTGATCTTTTATCCCTGTTATGTCCCCTATTATGGCAGCATACGCCATTAAAGACATGCCACCCACTAGAGGTTGCACGTTTTTTGCCTGGAATAGCAAGAAGGATGTCTAACATCACTCAATTATACACTCCACCCTAGAAACTATCAACTATCTTGGTAATTATCTAGCCAATAATTTTATTATATCACCCTGGAGATCGCCATTAGCATCAGCTGGAGGACTACCATCATTTATTATTTTTAATCGTATAAATGGGTGATACCCATTTATAGTGTAGCCCTCTGTTCCAGTGTATTCGTTATAACTGAACACAGGGGATAGATTATAGTAGGTAGAAAAATCTAGCACAGTACTACCCTGAAATTGAAGTGTTCCGGTAAAATTCTCAAGCCACCGTTGTGTGGTAATGATTGGACTCTCCTTGGTATACAGTATACTACTATAGTATGTTCTACTTTGATCACCACGTGGTCTTGGGTGGGTTGGTATAGTCATCTCCTGTGACTGCACAAAACTTGGAAGAACACTATCAACTAGATTTATAACACCGCGTGCACCACCACTATCATCTACGAATACTGGATAATCAAAAGTATTTACTGGAATTTCAAGGCTGTAGTAGCACTTCTGGCTTGGTATATATTCTATATCGGCAACGGTAAGTTGTAGGCTTGTAATACCAGTAATTGGCAGTATTGGCACAAGTGTTTTCTGTAATAGTTGAGTTTTGCCATCATAATTTATGATACGGCATGTAATAGTTTTACCTGAAATGTTAACTGGCTTCTGTTCCTGATTAACAAATGCAAATTCAATGATGTTGTCAACACCACGATTCAATGTTAGTTCCTTAGCGTACACTTTTTCATACCTCCTGGTGGCATTTGCGGTTGTTTCCAATAAAACTACCAATTGCCTCTGATTATATAAATATACTTGGGTTTGCGCCGACACAGTATTGTCCTTTATAGACTATTTATGACTAGTGATTTTTTCCAAAAATTGACCGATAATCATCCATTTATTACAGTATGTTCCTACGCCGGGCTTGAATATATAGGTGTAATACAGAACAGGGACGATGTAGTTACCACCTTCTATGATTATGGATCAATAGTCGAGGCTGAATTAAAGAGGACATTCCTGGAACTCGGAGATCAGTGGTGGTGGGAAAGTAACAGACTTATACCAATAAATCTTTTTCTTAAAGATGAGTGGTTACCATTTAAACCTTATCTAAAAACATTTATTAATAAAGGCTTAACCGTACTACATGGACCAGTTATAAGCCTAAATGATATAGCAAAAAAGAGGATTAAGAGGCGCAGTATTACTCTGGTAAAACGGATGTAGTAGACGCAAGTATGTTCATGTTTACGACCACTAGGTGGGCATAGGCAACAGCGTGTGATTTTTTAAATGCGTATAGTCCATCCGCATCTGGGTTCCAAATTTCCATTGCAATCTCACTCCAACTACGGCCTATTAGGTGGCGTTTTCCAGGACGAATAAGATTAAGGAACATAGCAAGACGCGGTATACTATCTATTGGTTCTGGTAATAGCCGCATAGTGTCATAATGTTTTCCTATATGTATAAGTTTTTCGAAAAAACTTCTATTTTGTAGATTACTCCAAACAGGCTCACCCATTAACTGTACTAAGTGTTCCTCACTCTTTACTAATTTGTATACCCACACGTTAAGTAAATCTAACTTTACATATCCCCTTTCCTCTGCCTCAATGTAATCTATTGATGACAGTCCAGTGATTGGATTTACGGGTATTTTGGTGGGATACACACCAGTGTTATGCTTCTTTATTGATCCGCCAGCCCGGATTGATGCTGGTGTAACAACTATGTGCTCCAGTATATCCTGACGTTCAGCAAAATCTATATCAATATCGGATGTAAATTTCATAATTTTATCCCCGTAAGCACTGTCTTTACCTCCACTACCCTATCACCTTCACGCCTAAATTTTATATTCCACCTTTCTGGATTAATATATTCAAATATAAGTGCAGTCTGTTCACTGTTTAGTTTAGATAACCATTCTACACCAGAGCTACATTGATATAGTACCCACGGACTTAATCTACCAGTTGTTATTAACTGGCACAATTTGTTTGAATTAAGGTACCTAAAGGAGTCCTCTACCCTAATACCCTCCACTAGACATAGATCAAGCAGGGTATCTATTGTGCGTTTCACGGCATCTAGGTGATCCTCTGATCTAAGGTAGTCCACCAGATACCTGGTATACTGTCTATCCGATGGCCAACTATCTATTGGTATTTTATTTTTTACTAACCATACACCGTATGCACCTGGATTAACAGCATTTATGTCAGCACAATAGTTGCCAAATTTTACAAATGATACATAATAGGTACTTTTTACAAAATCGGTATACTCGGTACTTTTTTTACCAGGGTGGTGTCTATTGTAGTATGCCTTCCATGTACCGTAGCCAATCCTATTACCTACCTTTTCTCTATCTAACCACCTACGTTTTTGCTCACACACATGCTTAATGAATGAACTTTCACGTACAAAATTTCTGCCACAGTGATCACACTGTCCAGCGATATTATCATCCACCTGAGAGCTTTTCATATTCGTCCAACTCCTCACTAGATACAATTTGGGCAAGAACACTAATATCAGACCTCTTCAAACTAGGGCATGCCTGTGCAAGGCGATATTCATGGTTCTGTACTGTTGTCCACGTGTTTGCTGCATCCTTTATATCACTACTAGAACCACCATATATCTTGGCTAGATATGTCTCCACATCAGCGACCTTTGCCTTATCCCTTAAATTAATAACTGCCTGTGATAGGTGTGGTATCCACTGATGAAATTGCTTACCAGCTCCAGGACTAGAACTACATAACATTAGCCACTGTAACTCTGGATGACGTTGTACATACTCATTGAACATATGCTTGTTAGCAAGTGAATCGACACTAAGAACATAGTACGCTGGCATTAATCCATTGCCAGAAACTGCACTCATCCAGTGTAATAGCATGTATGGTGTAAACTTTTTTGCCTGTTCTTCGGTTAGTTCGCTGTATGCACTGTAACGCTTTCTATCCAAGGATTCCAGTGCGCCGAAAAGATCAAAATCTACCCTATCGAATTTTTCATCTTGGGGTTTGGTCTTTTTTGTAGCCATGTTAAATTTTAGAATGCCTGACGAAAATCAACAATTTCACAATTCCGACTTACCTCTTTTACAAAATAGATACACCT